CGAGAAAATGCGTCTTCTAATGACTCAACGTCATTTCCCAGTAATTCAGAGAACTTAGTAACAACGTCTTTTTCGACTTTGCTTTTTCCTTCGTTGTATGCACCCCGAAAGAACTTGTCTTTGTCGAACTCTGGTTGTGATTGTACGGTGTTTTGTGAGGTTGTCTCCTCTAGTGTTGAATCAGGAGCTTCAACTTGCTCTATGTTTTGTTCGCTCATAATGTGGTTATAAGTTAATTATTGCTCGCTTTGTGTTTCAATACCAACTTGTGCTTGGCGTTGAAGTTCTTCTTGTGGTAGAATATCCACTAAATTTCTTAGGTCAGTAGCTGTTTTAGGCATACCATACTCATTAAAGTGTTGCATTACCTCTTCAATATCCTCTTGAGGCATAGAGCGCTTGCGCATATATTCCGCAGTTAACTTCTTGATGAGAGGTAGAGACATGGCGTGATACTGCATACCTTCGGTAATGTCTTGGAATATCTCATCGGCACTAGACAGGTCATAATGCTTAGAGTAGGTTACACCGTATCCCTCGTAATCCTCGTCACGAACCTTAGCCATTCTTCTTAGAACCTGCATCTCTATCATTTCCATGTCCATCGCTGTAGACGCTAGTAGCCCTTGTTCTTCTACGTTATCAAATCTCTTAGCGGAGCCCGACACATTACTCTTAACAATGGACTTGTCCCGAACCTGAGCCATAGAAAAGATAAGAGACATTAAATCACCAAAAATTACGTCTCTAAGGTGCTGAAGACCCTGCATATCTGCTTGGTACAACATATTACTAGGTATTTGCTGGTCATCAGGGATGATGATAGCCATACCTACACCCTCTTTAATGGTTCGAGAGTCGTACTGGTCATCATCAGCGACACCAGCTAGGCTTCGAACAATGGAATCTGTGAGAACAGGAATAGGATGCCCGAACAGTTCAGAACCCGTCTTTAGATCATAGAACAACTCAGAAGAGGCTAGGTACATACCTTTTAGGCAATATCTACGTGGCTTACCTACGATGAATGAACTGTTAGCATCCGTCTGACCTTTGAGTAGCGTGGCTGGAACCTCACCAAATGGATTAGGTATTTCCAACGTCTTTTGTTTCTTCCCGTTCTCTTCGATGTACACGCAGATGTACTCAGGTGTGTAGGCAGTCCACTTATGCTTTTTAACGTTGTCTAGTTCGTAATACATTTGACGAGTAACAAGCAACGTAAGAGCGCCTTGTCTCACTTGAAAGTTCCATATTTCGTGGGGACGCACAACAAAGTTATAAGGAACTACGTTGCCGTCTGTGTCGGTAACAGGATTTCCGCTACCATCCATCATAAGGTCGGTTACTACCGCACCGAATCCAAGAACCTCTTTTACGAAGAGAACCTTATCTCGGTAAAACTCAGTGATCGAACATCCTGCATCATCAAAATTCGTTTCCTTCCACTTCCAAAAATCTTTGTTTTCAGGGTACATTCTGTTGACGTTGTTCTCGTCATAGATACGCTGCTGGGCTGAGAAGAACTTCTGCTCTAGCGGAAACAACTTCATTCTGGATAAACGCTCTCTGTACTCCTCATCCGATTCTATACTGCTCTGGTCAATGATATAGGACTTATCAGAAAACACAGTGCTAGAAATGGCTGTGTACTCATCATACTCCGCCTGAAACCAGCTGTTCATCATCTTAGCACGGTCAAGAACCACGCTATAATACGGGTGACGAGTTTCTTTCATTACGATGTCTTCGACAGCGTCTTTGGATACGGAATATAACTTTGAGGTGTCTATCATTACTTTCTTGAGTATTGTAGGGCTATAGCGACGGCTTGCTGCCTCGTATAACCCTCTTTGATGAGTTGTCGAATGTTTTGCTGAATAATATTCGGTGAAGAACCACGCTGAAGAGGCATAATACTGTTATTACCATTTTACTTTATCCGCCCAATACGCCGCTGACATACGTCCTTTAGCTATGTTCTTTGCATGTCTAGCCTTGAAGGATTTACGCCTAGCCTTTGCTGCTTCGGTCTTAGGATTCTTGCCCGCACCTGATACACCTTGTTGACCAAAGCGTATGACCTTTACTTTTTTGCCCACTTTTGCTACTACAATATGAGACTTAGTAGGATGACTCGGAGTCCGTTTAGGCTTGTTATAGCCACTTACTCCGTACCTTGTAAGTTTTGGGTCTTTTTTGCTACTCATGGTGTCAAAAATATACGTATATTCCATAAAGATTCAATACTAAACTTAGTAGCTATGAAGTACAAAGAAGTAACCATGGATAATACGTACAAGTTGAAAATAATTGACTTTGCGGAAAAGTGTTATCGAACTAATAAGGCGGAATACAAAAGACGGGGTCAAGACAACCCTAGTAAAATTAAACAGGACATCTATTATGGTAAGTTAGCTGAATATGCCGTGTGGCTCACGTATACGGAAATGAATCAAGAATGCACCCAACCTGACGTGGCTGTATATAAAAGCAGGAATAAATCTTACGCTGCGGACATGATCGTAAATAACGCTCATAACCTTCACGTTAAAAGCCAATTACTTAAACAGGCTGAACAGTTTGGTTTGTCATGGATGTTCCAAAAGAATGATCCACTAGTCAAAAGTCCATTGCTATCCGATTACGTCGTGCTGTGTTTGACAGTAAACACTAATAAAGTTAGGGTATTCGAACCTATAAAGGCAAAAGATTTAATAAATAAGTATAAAAAACCTAAAAAAAGACAGTTGCAATCCACTAAGTTAGCGTTGTACGGTAAAGACATTGGTATTGAACTTTAGCGTAATTCAGCCATAAGTTTGACGCAATTATGGCTATCGCAACACATACATTGGTGATGCGTTTCCTTTCTCATTACGCCAAATAGCGTAATCTGTGGCATCCGACATGTGTCCACGATCCCCATTATCTATTTTTAGCCCTTTATCGTTCACGATGGAGTACATGTAGTCCTTTATGACGTGTTCGCAGCGAGTATTGACTAATAAACGCCTTTCTCCATTGGTTCCAGCGTAAATTACGTTGTTTACCTTGTCCACTCGCACTTTTCGCTTCGGATTTTGGATGTCTAGTTCGTTTTTATACGAAATGTCGTTTTCATCGAACACTTCACGCACGTAATCCCAGTCATTTTTGCCTACACGACCATAATTACCACTTTTTTGGTTGGAAGTGTTGTCTCCAGCCAATAAAACCTTAGAAATACCCCATTTATTAAGTAATTCTACTGCTTTTAGGGCTTGTTCGGTGGTTAGAGCTTCTTTGGAGAAGATTTCATCGAAAATAACATACTGTTTAAGCCCATTACGAGCCTTTTTAACTTGGAGCAGAGCCCAGCAATGAGGAGACCTGTTGAAATCAGCACAAAGCCAGACAGGATGCCCACTATCGTAATCAAGAGCCGTAAGATTCCCATCAGGGTAGTGATTGTATCCATCAAAGTGTTTGTAAGCCTTTCTCGTGGGATCATCTGTTTCCTCGCTCATTTCGTACCCCAACTTATACGACAGAAAATCCATCGCTTCCTCTTGGAGTAGCCGTTGTTTACTGTGATTGGTTTCCCATAGGGGAATGTCCCAGACCTTATCTGGTTCTCTCATATCCTGCTAAATAAAGTTTGCATGACAGCACCTCCATCAATGAAATAAACGGGCACACCAACATCGTCACCCTCCGCTATTAAGGACATTGCACCTGAATGGTGCTGGTGTAGTGTTTTAAGGTCGTATGTCAGAATAGCCCATTCATTCTTACTGCATTGCTTTATAATTTCGTGTATCGCCTTAGAGTTTTGATTCTTTGCTAGTATTTCCCACTTCTGACCAACAAGTTCAGCCTCTATCATCTCTAAGAACTCTTCCATCTTTGTTTTTATGTAGTCTATCTCGTCCTGTTCTATGTTCACCCCAAAACGAGCGTACATTATTACTTTAGCTTTCTTCATCGTGCGTCACTATATGTTTAAGTTCTTTGGCTAGTACGTTTGGAATGGCATACCACTCACCCCTTACGTGGCTGTCTTTTAGTTGTTGGTGAAGTATACGCTCGTATTTACCTACGTTATTCGTGCGCTTTACCCAAACAATTTTTACCTCAAATGGGTTACCCGTTTGTATTGATTGAAGTCGTTTACGAATACCATACGATGTTACTCCTATCTTATAAAAACCTTCACACTCAACGCAGTAGACCATCCCTCTAAATACTTTGTAGTTATATTTTTTCTTTTCTGTTTCTCTTCGTGATTTGTTTCTACACTTACTACAACGACTCCTGCGACCATCCGATGCGTGACTGTCTCTATTAAACTCAGATAGAGGCTTAGAAATATGACACGTATTACACGTTTTATTTTCCAAAGTTGTTCCACTCCTCGACCTTGTAACCAGTCTTATCTTCTTTTACCGATATTTGTAGCACATTAAAAATGCCCGATTTCATCAGACGGCTGTTAGCGTCATTAGGATGGTATGGTGTACACACACTTAAAACAATACCTTTATCGTGTACACGTTTGATCCAGGTGTTCGATACTTTGTTCCATACGGTTTCTCTACGAGCCGTAGATATTCGATCTTCATCGTTACACACGTCATCAAGAATAAGTACACCAGCACGTTGACCTGTCGTTTGGGTGAGTACGGCATACGCCTCATAGGTAGGGTTACCAGTACGGTTACGACTGCTCACTATAATCCTTTGCGTAGATCCTGTATCGGTACGGTCAAACTCCACCGGATTAAAGTTATGCTCCTTACACCAGTAGCGGTACATATCACTCGTGAACAGCGCACGCAAAGATAATATCCTCTTAGTAGAGATACCACCATCCGCAGATACAATCAGTGTTTCTAGCTCGTGCTTTCTCGTAGTGAGGTACGCTGACAATCCAATAGGAACTTGTTGCGACTTTCCTGTGTTGTAGGGCGCTCTAATCAGTCCATTAAGGCGAGCGTTAATGGTATTGGCTTGTTCTTGCCAATCAAAAATACCCTTCTGCATGGTAAGGTGTATATCCGCTTGAGTAACCTTAAAACCGTCTTGATCGGCTAGACAGTTTTCAATAAAGGAGTTGCGCAGGTCTAACGAGTCAGGGGGCGGCTCGTGTCCAACGACATTAACTAATAAATCAGACCACTTATTTTGTTTTGGCTTCGCCACCGTAATGCTCCCTACAAAGGCGGCACTGTTTACGGCAACGCTTGTGACCAGCCAGTTGGCTGACGCACTTAAAGTTATTTGAGCTTGAGTCTTTCATTCT